TGTAACGATTGAATTTATCTCTTTCATGCAATTATTATAGGATATTTTTTAATTTTTAACAAATTATTTATTTATCAACAGCTTATCCACAATTTTTATATTGACAGTAAAATCTGATATGATATATTTTAGATATTATTAATTATTAATTATGGCAGGGTATGTTAATAAAAAATAACAACCTCTTATTTCTACTCTCAAAGACTATATGTTTTTGAGTTTTTTGTTGGCTTTGATACTTCATGTAAGTACGGCTTTAGTTTCATTTTACATACCCAATGAAAGGCTAAGCTAACCAGCATTCCCTCGAATACAAACTCATGAGGATGGAGAATACGCATATAATTCCTCCAAAAATAAAAATTGCAAACATCATAAGGCATATATTAACTATACAACCAAAGGAACTTTAGCCATAATAAAAAACCTTTGTTCTCT